AGCAAAAAAGACATGAGTGGCTTTATAGGTGACATAAATCCATCTTCTACATTTTCAGCAGAAGGCGGTGGTTTTACAGGCTTTGGCTCAAGAACAGGTGGTATAGATGGCAGAGGTGGCTTTCCTGCAATATTACATCCTAATGAAACTGTTATAGATCACAGGAGAGGTGGCAGAGGTGGTATGCCAATAAACATTACTTACAATATACAAGCCTTTGATTCAAGAGATACAATTCAAGCAATTACAGAAAATGCACCGACTATATCTGCCATAATAGAAAGTGAATTTAATAAAAGAGGAAGGCGAGGTTTTGTGACATGAGTGGCAGTTTCCCAACATCACCATCTGCAAGTAGCGTAAATATCAAATCTATTGAGCCTACCTTAGTATCTGTCACACAAAATTTAAAAAGACAGGTTAGAAGGAGAGGTGGTCAAAGATGGATGTTAGAAGTCCAATTTCCGCCAATGACTAGATCAGAGTTTGCACCTATTTATGCTTTTGCTATGAAGCAACAAGGTCAGTTTGAAACCTTCACTTATGTACCGCCTGTTATAAGCACATCACAAGGAGATACAACTGAAAATCCTGTAGTTGATGGTGCGGTGTCAGTTGGTGCAAGTTCAGCGACCATAGATGGTCTTACAGCTTCAGAATCAGGCATTATTAAAGCAGGTGATTTCTTTAAATTTAGTGGTCATTCAAAAGTGTATATGGCTACTGCTGACATGGATGCAGATGGCACAAGTCATGCAACCTTAAATTTTGCACCTAATCTTTTAAATGCAGTTGCAAATGATGAAACAATAACTTTTGCATCAGTACCTTTTACTGTTTCTTTTACAGAAGATATTACACAATTTAATACTGACACAAGTGCCTTGTATGGTTTTAGTATGTCATTGGTAGAAATATTTTAATGAGATGGATAGAGGAAGTACAAGTGCATTTAGAACAGAAATTGTTAAATCTGCTAACAAACCTTTTCATTTAGTTAAATTATCTTTTGACGATGTGAGTTATTTTCTTTCAGATGCTTATATTCCTGTCACTTACGATTCAAATACTTATACACCAACAGGAAGTTTTCTAGCTTTTTCAGATATAGTTGAAACTAATGAAGCTAATATTGAAACTATAAGCATTTCTTTATCAGGAGTAGATACAACCTATATTAATTTATTTTTAGCAGGTGGTTATTTAGACAGGACAGTTGAAATTTATAAAGCATTTTTAGATAGCAGTGATGCTTTGGTATCTGATCCTTTGTTAATTTTTAGTGGCAGATTAAATAATCCTGTAATCAAAGAAGATGTAGAAGCAGGAACTAGCACAGTAGCAGTACAAGCAAGTTCATTATTTGTGGACTTTGACAGAATCAATACAAGATTTACAAATAATGAATCTCAACAAAGTTTTTTTAGTGGTGACACAGGATTTAGATTCAGTTCAGTTGTAGTCAAAGAATTGAATTGGGGAATGACTACAGGTGCTACTGCGTCAGGCGGTGGTAGTTCTAGTGTATCAACACAAGGCACAACAACATCGCCAATAAATAACACTTCACCTGCACAAAAAAGCATTTTTAGAGAAATCAAACCAACCAATCCATCTTTTAGTTTGCAATCAGGATCGGTAAGAATACACATCAATTATGCAAACAGAAGTACGTCAAACTTTTCTGTAGGACAACAAGTAAAGATAAATGGTTTTGAATCAAAAACATTTGATGATGGTGAATTTATTTTAAGTTCTGCTATAAATTTTTCAGAAGGTGCAGGAACTCATGCAATCACTTCAATAGATTCAGATGGCTTTGGATTTACGATTGCAGTTCCAAACACAGTCACATCTGTAAAATCAGGCAAGTTTGGTGGTAGTGAAATAACAGTTGATAATGAATTAGTTGTACCTGTATTAATACAAACCACATCAGGTTCTAACTTAATTACAGTCAATGCTGATAACTTTGCAAAAGTTGATGAAGCAGTTTCTTTTAATTTAGAAGCGACAACAGTTGGTGGTATAGAAAGCAGAATACTGTCACTAGATCAAAAAATAACTGCAAGAACTACAGATACACTAACTGTAGCTGTCACACAAAAAAATATTATTTTAGCTGATCCTTTAAAAACCACATCAGGTTCTACTTCATTAGTCATTGATTTTGCACAGCACAATGTTGCTGTAAGCGATTCAATAACTATATCAGGTGCAACAGCAGTTGGTGGTGTACCAGCTTCTGATATAAACAAAGCACATACTGTCACAGCTATAACAGCAAACACAGTCACAATTGTTGTATCTACTACAGCAACAAGC